CGATTTCCATTAATACAAGTAAAGGAGTTCATAATGGCTAATCCACATTTTCAAAACTTAATCCTAAATGCAGGTAATACTGTAGCAACAAAACATAAGAAAGATGTTCCTATGTTTCATGTGAATCCATCAAGTACGTTATTTTATCAATATGCAAATGATTTTATGACTTACAATTCAGGTGACTTTACAATAACAACGACTGAAGCAGGTACTGGCTCAGCAACAGAGGCTTTAACTTCTGGTGCAGGTGGCCAACTATTGCTTACTAATGCTGCTGGAGATAATGATTTAGACTTTTTACAATTAAAAGGCGAGTCTTTTAAACTAAGTAGTAGTAAAAGAGCTTTTTTTGAAGCTAGATTTAAAGTTAGTGATGCGACACAATCTGACGTTGTTATGGGTTTGCAAATAACCGATACCACACCATTAGCAGTTAGTGACGGTGTTTATTTTATGAAAGATGACGGTGATACTAACCTAGACTTTCATATTGAAAAAGACGGCACAGATACTACTACTGCTGCAGTAACCACATTAGCTGATGATACTTTTGTAACAGTTGGTTTCTTTATAGATCCAAATACATCGCAAGTTTCTTACTTCATAGGTGAGGCGGAACCAGTAGGTGTTGTAAACACTAATTTACCAGATGACGAAGAACTAACGGTGTCATTTGGTATTCAAAATGGTGAAGCAGCAGCTAAAACTATGACAATCGATTACGTAAATGTAATTTGCGAAAGATAGGAGTAAACAATGGCTGATACAGTAACTTCGCAAACTATTCAGGATACTGATAGAGTTGCAATATTAAAGTTTACTAATGAATCTGATGGCACAGGAGAATCTTCTGTAAAAAAAGTAGATGTTTCAGCATTACAACCTAATGATTTAGGTGTTTCTTGCACTAGCGTTTCTATAGCACGTATTTATTGGGCTACTAGAGGCATGGGTGTAGACATTGAATTTGACGCATCAACTAATGTTTTAGCTATTCCATTACCAGCAGATAGCACAGGTGATGAATACTATGATGATAGATTTAGTGGTATACCTAATAACGCGGGTTCTGGAGTGACGGGAGATATTGACTTTACGACTGTAGGCCACTCAAGTGGTGATGCTTATTCTATTATTTTGGTATTGAATAAGAACTATTAAATGAATGGCTACCAGAAAACCAGCTAAACAGATCCGTAGAACAACTGGAAAAGGTGGTAATTACCGCCCCACTAAAAAAGGGGCGGGAATGACCCGTAAGGGCATAAAAGCATATCGTAAAGCCAATCCAGGCTCAAAATTAAAAGGTGCCGTTACTGGCAAAGTTAAAAAAGGTAGTAAAGCGGCAAAAAGGAGAAAGTCTTTTTGTGCAAGATCACTTGGTCAGTTAAAGAAAAGTTCTGCAAAAACAAGAAATAATCCTAATTCAAGAATAAGGCAAGCTAGAAGAAGATGGAAGTGTTAAATGGCTAAATCAGATCCAAAAGTAGGCACAGGTAAAAAACCAAAAGGGTCAGGTCGAAGGTTGTATACCGATGAAAATCCAAAAGATACAGTTTCAATCAAATATGCAACAGTGCAAGATGCTAAAGATACTGTTGCAAAAGTAAAAAAAACAAAAAAACCATTTGCTAGATTAATTCAAATACTGACAGTTGGCGAACAAAGATCTAAGTATGGAGGCAAGCCTAGGCAAGCAGAAATATTTAGAAGAGGCAAAGATGCGATAAGAAGAAAACATGGTAGAATAAAATAATGGCAAAAAAGAAATTAAATAAAGTTATCAAAGGCTTGCAAAAAGCAAGTAAAACGCATGCTGCACAAGCAAAAACTCTAAAGTCTATAAAAATGAAAAAAGGCGGTAAGGTAAAAAGCGGTGGCAAAATTTGTCCAGAAGGCAAAGCATGGGCAAAGCGTACTTTTGATACATATCCTTCAGCATATGCAAATATGGCTGCATCAAAATATTGTAAAGACCCAAACTACGCTAAAGGAAGTAAGAAAAGAAAGAAAAAAGCCACAGGTGGTTTTGTTTCTATAAGAGGTCAAGGTATAGTTATGAAAGAAAGATTAAGATAATGGGTCAGTTAGCAGAGTGGAGAAAACAAAACTGGGTGCGTATTGGTACCGATGGATCCATAAAAGGACCATGTGGTACAAGTAAAGATAAAAAAAATCCAGATCGTTGTTTACCAAAAGCAAAAGCACAAAGTTTAAGTAAAGCAGAACGAGCAAAAACAGCTAGAAAAAAGAAAGCTGCTGGTAGAAAAGGTAAAACAGTTGTAGCAAATACAAAAAAAGCTAGAGTGTCAATGAAAACAGGAGGAACTATGTTAAAAAATAAACAAAAAGCAGATTTAAATAAAGATGGTAAAATATCTTCATATGAGATGAAAAGAGGCATGGCGATAGAAAAAGCCATGAAAAAACAAAACCGTGCTAAAATGAAAGACGGTGGTTTTATAGCTAAAGGTTGTGGAGCTGTAATGAATAACCGTAGAAAAGTTACAACCATTAGTTAGGAGATAAAATGCCAAAGAAAAAATCAGAAGATCCAAAACTACAAGCTAGATTAAACGCAAAAGTTCGACCAGACGAGCAAGTATCTAATGAGCGTGTTTATTATAATATGCCAAAGAAAAAAGCTCCTGCAAAAAAAAACACTGCTAAAAAAGGCAGACCAAAGAAAAAGGATTAATTATGTTTAAAAGGACTAAATATTATGCAAGTGGCGGTCGTTCTAAAGGCAGTAAATACATGTCTAAAGGCGGTAAAGCTACAAAATATATGGCAAAAGGTGGTAAAGCTACTAAATACATGGCGAAAGGCGGAAAGGCTTCTAAGTATATGGCTAAAGGAGGTAAGGCCTCTAAATATATGGCAAAGGGAGGCAAGGCTTCAAAATACATGGCTAAAGGTGGTAAAGCGTCTAAATATATGGCTATGGGGGGAAAAGCCTCAAAATATATGGCTAAAGGTGGCAAAGCTTCAAAGTACATGGCAAAAGGGGGCAAAGCTTCCAAATATATGTCTAAAGGCGGTGCTTAATATAAATTATTAGATAAAGGGGGTTACTTTGTCTTATTTAATATCAAACATACCACAGTTTAAATGCTGGGTAAGAAAAGAATTTACAGCTAATCATCAAAAGTATCATGGTGAATACTTACATGCGTTAGCTTTTGCCGTGAATACAATTCCAGACAGATCGCTGTCTTTTCAGGTTGTTTTTACAGGCTGTGAAACAGATCTTGAAGATAACACGGATGAAAATATACATGGTGGTGCTATGTGGGCACGTATGCCTATACAGGCATTGATAGCGGATGTGCCATTAGAAGAATGGCCTGAGCCTATGGAGGATCACTTAGCACAACCCTGGGACTGTTTATCACATCATCATTCAGTGGTTGTTTTAGACCGTGTTAGTTCCTCACCCTGGATATGTAAAATTGACGGAGAGTTTCATACGGGTACTTATATGTTTACCGTAGATTACACAGAACATAGTATTGCTGATGATTCTGCACAACATAAACAAAGTCATGTGCTATACTTAACTGACGCGGGTGAATACACTGGTAATTTTATAGCTTTACCTAACAATAGAGTTAGAGCTACAAATCCAGCTTTATGGCGTGTTGGTGAAGGTCCACCAGACTTTTCTCCAAGTCAATGGATTCATTCAGCAGAAAAACATGATAGTTATATGGATTCAAATATAACGTTTGACAATCTATATAACCAAGATGATAGGTATAAATAATGGCAGAATTAAGCGTAACAGCAAAAAGAAAACTTATTAAAGAGCTGAAAGGTGCTTCAAAGTTACACGCAAAACAAGCTAGACAGATAGAAAGATCTCTTAAAAAAACTAAGAAGAAAAAATAATGTCTCTCTCTGGTAGTACAAACTTTGAACCAAATGTTACAGAGTTCATAGAAGAAGCGTATGAACGTTGTGGTGCAGAATTAAGAACAGGATATGATCTTAAAACAGCCATAAGAAGTGTTAATCTAATGTTAGCTGAATGGGCTAATAGGGGATTAAATCAGTGGACAATTGAAGAAGCCACACAAACTGTGACTGAAGGCACTACAAGTTATTCACTTAATCCCAATGTTATTGATGTATTAGATGTTGTTCTACGTAGAACAATTAATCAAACTCAAACAGATATTAGTATTAACAGAATCAGTAGATCAGAATATCTAAACATACCTAACAAAACCACAAAAGCTAGACCATCACAATTTTTCTTTGATAAATTAACAACTCCAGCATTAAAAATATGGCCTGCACCAGAAAATAGTACAGATATATTAGTATTTAATAAACTTGTCAGAATGGATGATGCAGACAAAGGCACTAATACCATGGATATGCCATTCAGGTTTTATCCTTGTTTTGTTGCAGGTTTAGCCTATTACTTATCACAAAAAAAGAATCCACAACTTACTCCACAGCTCAAAGCTCTGTATGAAGAAGAATTTAGACGAGCAGCCGATCAAGATGAAGACAGAGCATCATTTAGAGTAAGACCTGATATAAGGATGAATTGATGGCGTACGCACTTGGCAAGTTTGCAAAAGGTTTATGTGATCGCTGTTCTTTTGAATATAAATTGAGCGAACTTAAAGAAGAGTGGAATGGTGCAAAGGTTTGTCCTGATTGTTATGAACCAAAACATCCACAGCTTGAACCATTAACTGCAACTGCAGATCCAGAAGCATTATATAGACCAAGACCAAACAATGATCAAGAAGAGGGAGAAGGCTTTGTTGTTGTGGTGCAGTCTAATATTTTAATACCAGATTATTTAAATCCATCTACTTTACCTACTAACTTTACAATGACTAAGATGACAGGTAATGTTGGCGAGGTTACAATAGTTACATGACCTTATCTGAACTTAAAACACTTATTCAAAACTATGTTGAAAATAGTGAAACTACATTTGTTAATACACTAGATGATTTTATAAAAAATGCAGAAGAAAGAATATTTGAACTAATACAGTTTGATTTTTTTCGCAAAAATGTTACGGGTAATCTTACAACTGGCAATACATACCTTACGGCTCCGACAGATTTTCAAATGAGTTTTTCACTTGCCGTCATTGATGGTAATGGTGACTATAAATATTTAGATAAAAAACATCCGACATTCATGCGTGAGTTTAGTGTTGATCCGACAGATACTAGTGCAAGAGGACAACCTTTATACTACGCAGATTTTGATAAAGAGTTATCAACAGCTAGTGATAATGGTTCTACTTTAATTGTAAGCCCTGTACCAGATGCAGATTATAATGTTGAACTGCATTATTTATTTAAACCTAATTCTTTAGTCACTGATACCACAGGCACATGGATTTCTAATAATGCTAGAAATGCTTTATTGTATGGATCTTTAGTAGAAGCAAACATATTTTTAAAAGGTGAAAGCGATATGCAACAGCAGTACGAGCAACGCTTTTTACTAGAAATAACAAGGCTTAAAAACCTTGCTGAAGCTCGCGGAAGGAGAGATGAATATCGATATGACTCTTTGAGGACTACGGTATCTTAAAATAAATGAAACAAACAGAAAGTCTTAAAGGCAAAACAGTTGCCATAGTTGGTATGGGTAAAAGCTGGTTTGATTATAATTTAGCAAAATCGCATGGCGTACACTTTGATGAGGTATGGGCTATAAATGGTGTAGCATCAGTAATATACCATGATAGAGTATTTATGATGGATCCCGCATCAAGATTTTTAGATACAGATGATGCAGGAGGTCAGACTGAAAGTATGACAGAAATGCTCCAGAAGCATGAGGGTCCGATATATACATGTGAATTAGATGATCGTTGCCCTGGTCTTGTCGAATATCCTTTAGAGGAAGTAGTACAATATTCTAATTGCCATTATCTTAATAATACAGTCGCATATGCTGTTGCGTTTGCATATTGGAATGAAGTAGCTAATCTTAAAATGTTTGGTGTAGATTTTAGTTACAAAGGTAATTTACATTTTGCAGAGTCTGGTAGAGCATGTGTTGAATTTTGGCTAAGTAAATGTATATCAGCAGGTATGCAAGTTGAAGTAGCACATACCTCTAGTTTATTAGATACAGATGTACCAGCAGAACAGAAACTTTATGGTTACCATAGGCTAGAAAATCCTTACATAATTTTGGTTGGAGAAGATGGTATCAAACTAGAAAGAATTAGTAATCTAGATATTGTTGAACATAGACAACAGCCAACACTAATAGATCGAAATGACTCACATTTAAAACCACCAGAGCCAAAAAAATGGTAGATGAAATTACACCAGCAGGTATGCCTGGATTAGGTCTTATAGAGGCCAAAACAAGTAATTATGGTGGACATCCTCCAGAGTTTTGGGCAGAAAGACTTACAGAAAAAATAGTTAGCACTAGCAATAGTGAAGATCCATATATAAAAGAACAAGCTGTAGCTTATAGAGATGCTATTTACCAAGTTTGTTTGATTTATATAAAAAATGCTATAAAATCTTATAAAGCTACTTTGATACAAGACTTTGCAAAGTCTGGTGATACGGAGTTAGCAGATATAATTAAAAGGATTTAATATGGCTATTTCATCAACATTAACCACAAGTTTTAAGAAAGAACTTCTTGAAGCAGTGCATAACTTCAAAAACTCAGGCGGAGATACTTTTAAACTAGCTCTATATACAAGCTCAGCTACTTTAGGTGCTACCACTACAGCTTTTACTACAACAGGACAAGCTAGTGGTACTAACTACACATCTGGCGGTAGTAATTTAACAAGAGTAGATCCTACTTCAAGTGGCACGACAGGTTTTACTGATTTTGCTGATTTAACTTTTGGTACAGCTACAATTACTGCTAGAGGTTGTATGATTTACAACTCTACTGATAGTAATAAATCTGTAGCTACGATCGACTTTGGTGGTGATAAAACATCAACTGCAGGAGATTTTACAATAGTTTTTCCAGCTGCAGCAGCAAGTACGGCTATTATAAGAATAGCTTAGTCTAGCCTAATATGGCTAATATAACTGGTTGGGGTCGAGGCACCTGGGGTGAAGGTGCTTGGGGCGAACCCGTACCAGTTACTCTTACAGGTTTAGCAGCTACAAGTGCATTAGGCACTGTTTCTATTGTAGCTAAAGCTAACGTAACTCCATCATCACAAGTTGGCACTTCAGCGGTAGGTACACTTACTTTCGATTGTGAGTCTAATGTTAGTCCAAGTGGAGTATCTGCTACTTCAGCTCTTGGAACTCTCACAGTAGTAGCAAAAGCTAATGTCACACCATCTTCACAAGTAGGCACAAGTGCCGTAGGATCTCTTACAATTGTTGCTAAAGCAAATGTAACACCCAGTTCACAAGTAGGTACAACCGCAGTTGGTGGGGTTGGCGTAAACGGTGATGCAGTTGCAAACGCTCCTAGTGCTGTGGCCACACTTGGTAGTGTAAGCGTAGATGTTGATGGAGAAGCAAATGTAGTGATTTCAGGCCTTTCGGCAACATCCTCCGTTGGATCTGTAACCGTACATCACAACGCTAAATTTAATATTGATGGTAATTCTGCATCTGGAAATGTTGGATCTATAACAACAATATCCAAAGCCACTGTTACTTTAACAGGTGTGTCTTGTGCTGGTGAAGTTGGTGGGGTATTAGTTTGGTCGCTAATAGATGATACACAAACAAAAAATTATGCTAATATAAATACTGACCAAAGTTCATCCTTTGCTGAAATTAATGAAACACAAACTCCAAATTGGGAAGAGGTAGCATAAAATATGGCAACTTATGTAAATAATTTACGATTAAAAGAAATCGCAACTGGTGATGAGTCAGGTACTTGGGGTACATCTACCAATACTAACCTTGAATTAATCGGAGAGGCTTTAGGAATAGGCACTGAAGCTATTACTACTAATGCTAACACTCACACAACTACTGTTGCAGACGGAAGCTCTGATGCAGGTAGAGCTATATATTTAAAGTACACAGGTGCTTTAGACTCTGATTGCACGATAACCATTGGTCCAAACACCATGAAAAGAGTGCACATTATAGAAAATGCTACTACTGATTCAGGCAGTAGCGGACCTTATAATATCATTATCTCTCAAGGCTCAGGCTCAAATGTAACAATAGCAAACGGAAAAGTAGCAGTAGTTCAGTTAGATGGAGCAGGTTCAGGTGCAGCCGTATTAGATGCTTTTACAGATTTACAAGTCACAGATAGCTTATCTGTAAATGGCACAACTTTAACAATAGGTGACGCTACTGCTGAAGATACTAAACTTGTTTTTGATGGTAACGCACAAGATTTTTATATTGGATTAGATGATTCAGCAGACGATTTAGTGATTGGTTTGGGATCAACAGTTGGCACAACACCAATCATTTCTCTTACTGAAGCTGGGGCCGTAAATTTAAAAAATGTAGGCACAGGAGACGATAATCCTATGTCTCTTACTCTACAAACATCTGAAACAGATATAGCAGCAGATGATGTACTAGGAAAAATATCTTTTCAAGCACCAGACGAGGGTACAGGAACAGATGCAATTTTAGTAGCAGCAGCTATACAGGCTATTTCAGAAGGTGATTTTAGTGCTTCTAGTAATGCTACTAGCTTGGCTTTTATGACAGGGGCAAGCGAAGCGGCAACTACGAAAATGACTGTTACATCAGCAGGAAATGTTGGGATTGGTGAAACAACGGTAGACTCAAAACTTGAAATCAAACAAGGTTCTGCAAACTGGTATGAGGGCATAAGAATAAATAGGTCTAGCAATACTACACAATTTGGTACATTTTCTAATAATAGTGGTGCAACATTTATAGGTGCTGCTGATACTGCAGGTGGTAGTAATAACGCAATATTGTTTGGTAACTCTACAGATGGTACTACATTCACAGAAAGGATGCGTATAGGCTCTTCGGGTGGAATTGCAATAGGTCAATCATCATTAACAGGTGGAAATACATTAGTTGACATACATGGTTCAGGATCAGGAGTAGGTGCAAACATAGCATTTGCCAATGACCATAATACAAATTTGTTTTTTGTTGGTATTGAGGGTAATACAACAGGCGATGCTATGATTTATCAAACAAAAGACGCCGATATAAACTTTTATACTAATAATACTTTTAGAGCAAAAATAGACAATTCTGGTAACCTTGGACTTGGCACGACTAGTCCTAGTGCAGCCTTAGATATTTTAGGCACTACATCAGATCAATTAAGATTGAGAACAGCAGGGTCAGAAGAATACAAAATAGGTAGAAATGCATCAACTGGTCTTTTAGATTTTAGTGGAACACAAAGTGGTTTTACAGGATATACCTTTGGTGGCGTTGATGGTGAGCACATGCGTATTAATAGTTCAGGAAATGTTGGAATCGGTACAGATACACCGACAACTTATAGTTTATCTGGAACACATGTAGAATTATTAGCAAGCACTGCTAATCATTATTCATTTTTGCATGTTAATACTAATAGTGTTAAATCATTTCTTGCTACAAATGATTCTGCTGGTTTGACTGCATTATTTACTTTTTCTTCTCATCCTTTAACTTTTGGTACAGCTAACTCTGAAAAAATGAGAATAGATACTTCAGGTAATATTTTAGTAGGTGTAAGTTCAGGAAGAACAGGAGGTCAAATATTTGGAAATGCCACACCATCTAATCCATTTTTAGAAACACAAAACTCCACAGCTGGGGCAACTCACTTTTTTTCATTACATAGAAATTCCGCAGGAACAGAAATTGGTTTTATAAAAATATCAAATACAGGTACTACTTACGATACTGGTTCTGATTACAGATTAAAAGAAAATATAGAACCAATACAAAATGGTTTAGAAAGACTTAATGAACTTAAGCCAGTTAAATTTAATTGGAAAGAAGATGGTACATCTAGTGAAGGTTTTATAGCACATGAAGTTCAAGACATATTTCCTGATGCAGTAGCAGGTGAAAAAGATGGTGAAATGATGCAAGGCATGGATTATGGAAGAATTACACCATTATTAGTAAAAGCTATACAAGAACAACAAACAATAATTGATGATTTAAAAACTAGAATAGAAGCCTTAGAAGGCTAGGAGAATAAATATGGCAATATCTTACGAATGGGATTGTAAAACTTGTGATACATACCCAACAAAAAGCGGTAAATCAAATGTAGTTTATAATGTGCATTGGAAGCTACTAGCTACTGATGTAACTAATAAAGACAGCGATGGCAATAATTGGACAGCTAGTTCATACGGAACACAAGCTGTCAGTACAGATGATTTGTCTAGTTTTAAAAACTGGTCAAGTCTTACTAATGCCGATGTGCAGGCTTGGGTAGAAGCTGCTATGGGTAGTGATGCTGTTACTGCAATGAAAGCATCATTAGATGCACAGATAGCTGAAAAAGTATCACCTACAAGCGTAACTAAAACATTGAGCGAGTAAAAATGACTAAACAAAGTCAAGACCCAGTAGTTATGTTAGACGACAAAGAAATGAAAGTTTCTGATTTAACACCACAACAACAATATTTTCATTCGCAGATACTAGATTTATCAAATCAAGAAGCACGCATACAATTTCAACTAGACCAGGTAAAAGCAAGTAAAAGTGTTTTTGAAAAAGCATTTATTGATTCAACAAAAGATCAAGCAGAAGAAGTTTTAAAAACAGAAACTAAAACTTTAGAAAATTAAGGAGATATTTATGAGTTTTTTAAAAAGATTGTGGGGTAATCTTACTAATACTGAAGAAGTAAAAGTTAGAACTCGCAACAAAAAAGGCCATTATGTAGCTGATGACAAATCTACGCCAGACGTAAATGAAGCCTGGACCACTAAAAGAGTTAAAAAATCTAAAAAGTCATAATGGCTAAATCACCTGATGCGTTTGTTTACAACGCAACTTTAGAACGAATCGTTGATGGAGACACATTTGATTGTTGTCTTGATCTAGGTTTTGATGTAAAGCTACATAAACAACGTGTTAGGTTAGCAGGTATTGATACTCCAGAAAGCCGTACAAGAGACTTAGCAGAAAAAAAACTAGGTCTTGCTGCTAAATCAAGGTTACAAGAACTTTGTATTGGTAATTTTAAGGTTAAATCATTAGGCAAAGGCAAGTATGGTCGTATTTTAGGCATACCATATACTGAAGATGGTAGAGATATATGCCAAGTCTTGATAAAAGAAGGTCATGCAGTAGAGTACCACGGAGGAACTAAGACTAAAGTTTGGGGTGATTACTAATGGATTCAGTAGTCACACTTATTCAAGAAGTTGGTTTTCCTATAGCAGCTGCTCTTGGGTTAGGGTGGTTTATTTATAAATTAATTATGCGTATTGTTGACGGTATGGAAACAAAATTAGATACCGTTGACGAAAAAGTAGAAAGCCAAATTGCCGCTATAGAGGAAAGACTAGGCACAAAACTTGATTCACAACACGGTATTTTGGTAGCATTAATAGACAGAGTGCGTAGTTTAGACAACGAAATTATACGCCAGGATACTTTAATTAAAACTATATTAGGTGTGCCACAATTAATTGATAGTAACAAAATAGCAAAAGCAGATAGAGATGATCAAAGAAAAGACTGAAAAAGAACGAATGGAGGAAGAAGCAACAAAAATGAGGATAGCAATTTGGCTATTGTTCTTTGGCTCTATTATGTTTCTAACAGTCATAGCATTAAACATTAAAGCAGATACTATAACTCACAAATTTAAAAACCCATCTTTTAGTGGTATCAATACCTCTTCTCATTATTTAACTATTGAAAACCAAGAGTTTAATAGAAAAATGAGTATTAAAGAAGAAATAAAAGCTATTCAAGAACAACTAGAAAGAGATAAAGAAAACACAACACTAGCAAGGTTTATAAGAAATTTAGAGTCAAGAATTTACGCACAATTATCAAGACAGCTTGTAGAAAATTTATTTGGGGAGACACCAAGCACAGAAGGAACTTTAACACTTGAGGGAAACACTATTCAATATAGTATTGAAGATGGCGTTATCACTCTGATTATTACGGATGAAAACGGGAATGTCACTGAAATACAGCTGCCTATTGGTGATTTTAGCTTCTAGTTGTAGTATTAATCCGATTGACGAAAACTTAAGACAAGGTAAATCTTTACCAAATATTTTACAAATACAATCAAAAGATCTATTAGAAGTAGCTGAGCCAAAAATACCAATCGTTGTAGCTGTTTATCCAAACAGTTTTACAGATCAAACAGGTCAACGAAAAAGCAATAGTGAATTTGCTTTATTCTCTACCGCCTTAACACAAGCACCAGGGCATTTATTAATAAGAAGTTTAAAACATACAGCAAATGGTAAGTTTTTCAGAGTAGCTGAAAGAGTTGGACTTGATAATCTCACAAAAGAAAGACAGCTTATACGTTCTGCAAGGGAACAAAATGAAAGTATAGACGGTCCAAAACCTATAATGCCTTTGCTATTTGCTGGTGTTCTTATGGAAGGAGCAGTATTAGGTTATGACTCTAATATCAAAAGCGGTGGTATAGGTGCTAGATATTTGGGTATAAGTAGCAGTAAACAATACAGAATTGATAATATAACCGTAGCTTTAAGGATGGTATCTATAGCTACTGGTGAGGTTTTAATTGATGTTTTGGTAAGTAAACAAGTTTTTAGCTATGGTCAATCACAAGATGTTTTTAGATTTATTGAAGCTGGTACAGAGCTAGTAGAAATAGAAATGGGTGATGCAGAAAATGAACCTACTACATTAGCACTACAAAGGGCTATAGAGGAGTCAGTTTTGCAAATAGTTAAAATAGGTTATGATAAGGGTTTCTGGGAGAAAAAAAATGAATCAATTAAAATTGATAAGCCTGATTGTGACGCTGACTGCGTTGACAACATACGCGGCTGATAACGAGATATATGTAGATCAAAGTGGTGCTACTGCTAATATAGATCTTGAACAACTAGGTTCAGGTAACATTATTGGTGGTCTTAATTCTGTTGCAGGTACGCTAACTGCGTTAGATTTAGACGGTGTTACTATGACACTAGATATAAACCAGATAGGTGACTCTAATAAATTTTTAGGTGATATATTAGGTGATACCATAACAGGATTCTTTGAATTTGATGGTGATAGTAATACCTTTACTATACAAGGCGATCCAACTAATACTTATGGTATTGACAGTTCAAACTATAATGTTGATGTTACAGGCAGCACTAACACCTTTACTTTAGACCACGGTACAAGTGCCTTAGCAGCAACTTTAGATTTAGATTGGATTATACAAGGTGACGGCAACACTTTTGATTTTGATATAAATTATGATGGTGGAACAAGTTATGTAGACGTAGATGGTGATAGTAATACATTAAACTTTACTGGATCTGGTTATGCAGGTGGTTACTTTTATTTAGATCAAACTGGTAACAGCAGAACATTTAACATAACACAATCAAGCACATTAGATAATGACTGGCTTAAAATTATATCTATCGGTAATAGTGGTACTGTTTGCGTCATTCAAAACGACCAAGGTACAAGCACAAGCTGTTGATATTGGAGATATATCTGAACTAAACGGTACAGCTCAAATAGTTAGAGATAAGCCGTATCAAGCAGATTTACAGTTCGCTATACAAAGTAATGATGAGGCCATCACCAAAAATGGCCGTATGGCTATTACTTTTCTTGATAAATCAATCGTAAAACTTACGGAACATAGTCAACTTCTTATTGATGAATACATCTACGACCCTGATCCTAGTAAATCAAAGATGGCTCTTACCTTTGGACTTGGTACAGCTAGGTTTATTACAGGCAATCTAAACCGTATAGATAAACAAAACATAAAACTTAAAACACCTACAGCTAACATAGCAATACGTGGGACTGATTTTACGGCTACAGTTGATGAATTAGGACGTAGCCTTATAATTTTGCTACCAGACGCTCTGGGGCTTTCTAGTGGTGAAATAGAGGTAGTTACAGCTACAGGAAGCGTTTTACTTAATCAACCTTATCAAGCCACGACTGTTGATGTATTTGAAAACGCACCTACGAAGCCAGTTATTTTGGATCTCACTTTAGATATTATTGACAATATGTTAATTGTGACACCTCCCAAAGAAGAACAATTAACACAAGAAGAGACTACATCTACTAAAACAGTTAATTTATTGGATTTTAATGATCTAGATATAGATTATTTAGCTGAAGATTTATTAGAAGAAAATAGTTTAGAATTTACAGAACTAGATATAAATTATCTTGACGTAAATTTTTTAGAAGATTTGCTTAATGTACTTGACGAATTAGCTATAGAAAAAGATGAAGATCAACTTGCTCTAGCTACAGGCGTGAATATTACAGGTACCCTTATTGGTCAAGACGCTAATACTCAGATTACAACAATAGTAACAGGACAAACGATTAGCTTGCGAAGAAATGTAAGCGAATCGGTACAGGTTGATTTGAACTCTGGTAATGGATATACCGTAATCTTGATACAAGATGGTGTTTCTAATATAGTAAAAATAAATGGAGGAGGAGATAGTGTAATCACTATCACTCAGAGTGATTAAATGAAAAGATTATTATTACCTATACTTATAATACTTTTACTACCTATAATCTATAAATCGACACCTACTGAAATTTTAAAATTAAAAGTGTTTGATGCTTTCGTAAAAACACCACAAGAATCAGGAAATTTTGTAATTTTAAACATAACAGAGGAAGATGTTGAGAGAGAGGGAGGATGGCCTTTACCAAGACAAAGACTAGCAGAGATACAAGTAGAATTAATTAATAGCGGTGCTGTTGGTATAGGATGGGTTATTAGTTTTCCACAAGCTGATCGTATGGGTGGCGATCAATTATTTGCCGAAACTTTAAAATTTGCTCCGTCTGTTATAGCGATGTTTGAAGACGGAAAAGGTAATTATCCAGAAACACCTGGTACGGTTGTGCTTGGTAAAGATAATGGTGGTATAATATCTACGGGAGTGAAGGAGAACCTGCTTCTCTTATCCAATCACACACTTCAAGGGTTAGCCGTTGCTCCCACAGATATAGATCAATTAGTACGCAGAATTCCTTTACTTGTAAAAACACCCGATAACGAGTGGATTCCTAGTTTTGGTACGCAAATATACAAAGCATTGTTTGATGTTGAAACTTATATTATAAAAACCAATGATAATGGTATAGAAGAAATATCAATAAGAGGAATACCACCAATTAAGACAGATAGCCTTGGTCGTAAATGGATAAGTTGGGTTGATACAAAACAAACAACACTAAAAGAAATGAGCGTTGCTAACAAGTTTGTATTTGTTGGCGTAACTGCCAACGGGGTCATGCCGCAAGTGGCGACAAGCGTAGGTTTATTAGAGCCACATAAGATACAAGCAGCACTCGCAGAATCAATATTAATACAAAATAGTCCATATATACCTGACTACGCGTTAGCAGTTGAGATTTTAAGTTTAATTGTTTTTATATCTTTGGTCTGGTTTGCTTTACATCTATTAGGTATAACTTGGGGAATTACAGTAGCAGCAATACTTATGCTAATAACTTCATTATCAGGTTATTATTTAATTAAACAAGGTTTGTTGATAGATGTGTCCTGGACAATAATATCTGAATTTATTACAGGATCTATAGCTTTTTATCTTAGATTTAGACAACAATACAAACTTAGACAACAAATAAAAAAACAGTTTGAACATTATTTAGATCCAAGGCAAGTAAAAAAATTACAAGATAATCCAGAATCTTTAATATTAGGTGGCGAAAGACGATATTGCACATTTCTTTTTACTGACGTTAGAGGCTTTACGGCTATGTCTGAAAAACTAGAGCCAGAAGAAGTTACAAAAATAATGAATAAAGCTTTAACTATTCAAGCTGATACGGTAAAAGAATATGACGGTATGGTGGATAAGTATATTGGTGATGCCATGATGGCTATATTTAATGCACCAATAGATGTTGCAAATCATGAAACTATGGCAGTTTTATGTGCACAAGATATACAAAGAAAATTTAAAGAAGCAAATCTTGGTATACAGATTGGAGTTGGAATCAATACAGGATATGCAGTTGTTGGTAATATGGGTAGTAATACTAGATTTGATTATTCAGCTATAGGTGATGCAGTAAACCTTGCAGCTAGGCTAGAAAGCTCAACTAAGGAAGTTGGAGAAGATATTGTTATAGGTTATGATACTATCAGTTCAAGTACCTTTAGTGATCAAATAATACTTAAAGAACTTGAAAGTATTTTTGTAAAAGGTAAAGAAAAACCTATTAAAATATATACGTTAGAAGATGATAGATAAAAAAATGACAGTAAATGACGTAGCAGAAAGACTTACTAAGCTTGAAACTATATCTCATGAACGTTGGAAAACCGCATTTAACGAGTTTTCTGATATAAAACAAGAAATAACATATATCAATTCAACAATAAAAGCTGCAACCTTTGGAGTGTTTGGTTTTATTGGTGCTATTGGTATTGCAGTATTGACGAGGTTTTTAATATGAAAGGTATACTAAAAAATATTGTAGGTGCAGTTGCTCCTACACTTGGATCTGCTATGGGTGGACCTTTGGGTAATATGGCTATGGGTAAGATAGCACAAGTCCTTGGTGTATCTAACGATCAAAAATCTATACAACAAGCTATGCAAAATGCAACGCCAGAACAAATGCTTGAATTAAAAAAAGCAGAACAAGAATTTGAAGTGCAAATGAAAGAGCTTGATGTAGATGTGTTTAAACTTGAAACACAAGACAAACAGCATGCTAGAGGTATGTTTAGTAAAGATTGGACAGCAAGAATTATTGGTTTATTTACTATAGGTGGCTTTCTTGGTTATATATTCTTAGTGACCTTACAACCACCAGAACAAAACTCTGAAGCATTAATCAATTTAGTATTGGGTTATCTTGGAGGACTAGCGAGTGCAATTATTTCGTTTTATTTCGGAGCATCTCATTCCCCAGAAAAAGGAGAGTAATATGGAAATATCTCAAGAGGGCATAGCTCTTATAAAAAAGTTTGAAGGATGTGAATTAGAAGCTTACAAATGTGCAGCAGGAGTTTGGACTATCGGATATGGATCTACCAAAGGTGTAAAAAAAGGAGATTCAATGAGCCAAGAGGATGCAGACAAACTGCTATTGCACGAAATTAAAGAATATGATGGTTATGTAAATGATCTTGTAGAAGTAAATTTAGAACAAAATCAATTTGATTCTTTATGTTCATTTTGCTACAACTTAGGCCCACAATCTTTAAAATCTTCAACTTTATTAAAAGTTTTAAATGCTAAAGATTACGAGGGCGTACCAGCACAAATCAAAAGATGGAATAAAGCTGGTGGTAAAGTTTTACAAGGGTTGGTCAGAAGAAGAGAAGCAGAAGCTCTGTTGTTCGAAGGTAAAGATTGGACAGAGGTGTAAATGCCATTACAAAAACTTATATTTAGACCAGGCATTAATAGAGAAGGCACAGCTTACGACAATGAAGGCGGTTGGTTTGATTGCAATTTAGTTCGTTTTAGAAAAGGTAGGCCTGAAAAGTTTGGTGGTTGGGAAAAATTAACTTCTAGCACATATGAAGGAACATCAAGAGCACTACATAGTTTTATATCTTTGGGTGGTACAAAGTATTTAGGCATAGGCACACATTTAAAATATTATATTGAAAGTGGTGGTAATTTTAATGATATTACACCTATAAGATTAACTACATCTGCTGGTGATGTTACTTTTTCAGCTAGTAATGGTGATGCAACTATAACTGTTTCAGACACTTCACATGGAGCAGTAAAAAATGATTTTGTTACGTTTAGTGGTGCATCAAGTCTTGGCGGTAACATAACGGCTGCGGTATTAAATCAAGAGTACCAAATAGCCACCATAGTAAATGACAATAGTTATACAATAGAAGCAAAAGATACATCAGGGTCAACCGTAACAGCAAACTCTTCTGATAGTGGTAATGGTGGCTCTTCAGTAGTCGGTGCATATCAAATTAATGTTGGCCTGGATGTTTATGTACCTGGAACAGGTTGGGGTATAAATGGTTGGGGTGAAGGTACATTTGGAAGCACAAGTGCATTAGACTCAACAAATCAATTAAGGCTTTGGTCACATGATAATTTTGGAGAAGATTTAATTATTAATGCTAGAGCTGGTGGTATTTTTAAGTGGACAGAAAACAATGGTGTTGGTACAAGAGCAGTAGAACTTTCAGGTATAAGTGGTGCAAATTTAGTGCCTACTGTAGGTTTACAAGTAATAACTTCAGAAACTGATAGACATCTTATTGTTTTAGGTGCCGACCCTATTTCTGGTTCATCTAGGACAGGAACTATAGATCCCATGTTGGTAGCATTTAGTGACCAAGAAAATGAATTAGAATTTGAACCATTAACAACAAATACTGCAGGTTCTTTAAGATTATCTAGTGGCTCATCAATAATTGGTGGAGTAAAATCAAGACAAGAAACATTAATATGGACAGATACAGCTTTGTATAGTATGCAATTTATAGGTCCACCTTTTACATTTGGAATTAATTTAATAAACGAAGGAACTGGCTTAGTAGGTCCTAAAGCTGCTGTTACAGCACCTCAAGGCGTTTACTGGATGAGCTATAACAATTTCTATGTTTACAATGGCTCTGTAAAACACTTGCCATGTTCAGTTCATAATTATGTTTTCAACGATATTAATTTAACACAGTCATTTAAAATTAATGCTTTTACTATTGCCGATAAAAACGAAGTTGGTTGGTTTTATTGTTCAAGCAGTTCATCAGAGATAGATAGATATGTTATATATAATTATGCAGAAAACTTGTGGTTTTATGGTCAACTTGTAAGAACAGCGTGGCTTGACTCTGGCACAGAAAATTACCCACGTGCGACAGGAAGTAATTTACTTTTTAAGCACGAAACTGGTTTTAATGATGATGGATCTCCAATGACTAACGTATTTATTGAAAGCTCAGACATGGACATAGGTGATGGTGATCAGTTTAGTTTTATAAAAAGAATTATACCCGACTATAAATTTATACAAGATGATAACAATGGTAATGTAAACATAGTTTTAAAAACAAGAAATTTTCCAGGCGATAGCCTAACTACAAATTCTACAAACGCTATTTCAGCAACAACACAACAAGTATTTGTTCGTAGCAGATCTAGGCAAATGGCTTTACGTTTTGAATCAGATGATGATGCCACAAATGATGGCAATCTATCTATTGGGTGGCGTTTAGGTGCTACTAGAGTAGATATCAAGCCAGATGGTAAGCGATGAGTAAAATATTACAAACTCAATTACCATTAGCCTC